TGTTAGCATTAGTTTTTAATATATAAAAATAAAAAATATGAGCAATAAAATAAATTTAGATAAATTTTACACTCCTTCTAATGTAGTGGATAAGTGTATTTATGAATTTTGGGAAACATTTAAAGAGGTTACGGAGTTAATTGAACCGAGTGCGGGAAATGGTGCATTTAGTTTAAAATTAGATGATTGTATAGCTTATGATATTGAACCCGAACACGAAAGTATAATTAAGCAAGATTTTTTACAATTAGATTTACCTTACAAATATGGTAGAGCAATAATTGGAAACCCGCCATTTGGAAATAGAAATAATTTAGCTTTAAAGTTTTTTAAACACGCAATTAAAATGTGTGATATGATTGGTTTTATATTACCGATAAGTCAGTTAAATAACGTAGATAGTCTTTATGAATTTGATTTAGTTAAAAGTATTGATTTAGGCAAAATGGAATACAGTGGTATTGATGTGCATTGCTGTTTTAACTTATACCATAGACCCGAAAACGGTAAACTAAACAAGAAACCTAATTTAAAAAGTGATTTATTTAGTTTACATAGAACCAATAGAGATAATTTTGAAAATACAAATGCAGATTTTATGTTTTGTAAACGTGGAAGTGTTGGGAAAGAAATATTTGAAGATGGTAAAAGATATGGAGATGAATATAAAGTAGTGGTTTTTGATAAAAATAATTTAGAATATGTTAAAAATACTATTTTAAAACACGATTGGAAAAACTTTAAGAAACACCAAAGTAGCCCAAATATAAGCAAGAATGATATTTACAGACTGTTTCTGTAATTAATGCTAACGACCTGTGTAACATTTGATTTTTAACGATTTAAAACCAAAGAAATGAATTACGATACAATGACAATAGAAAGCCTTGCAGATGACTGTTTTGAGAAAAGTGGTTACAAGATTAATAAAGCTGATTTAGAAAACAGAATTAAGCACCTTTGTGAAAAGTACCACCAAGATAAGTTAAAAAATGAATCGTTACACCTTGTTAGCGATATTTGTCAATGTAGCAATCCAGTGTTTAAAACATACGAGTACACAAATAAACCAGTATGTACTAAATGCAGAAAACTTTAATTGTTGCTAACGGTGAAGTAATAAACTGCCCTTTAGGGTTGTTATTAAAGAACGTTAAAAGCCGTTTTAATGGCTTTGTTTTTTAACAACAAAAAAAGGGTATAACAATCAAGTTATACCCCTTGTTACTCTCGTAACTATCCACACTATAAGCCAAAGTTTTTACGAACCAAAAGAAACAGTACCATTACTGTTAGTATCAATTGTTCCAACAAATTCTCTTACTATTTGAGCTTGTTTACCAGCAAATGTAACGGTGTACCCGTTTTGCCCTTGTAACTCACCCTCTAATACTTCGTTAGCTATTGCATCTACCGAAGCATCTTTACCCATAATCTCATCAAAACCTAAAACAAAAGCTTTATTATCTGCTGTTTCTTTGTTATAAGTTTCAAATATTACTACTAAACCACAAGACTCAACATACTCGTTAATTCCATAAGCTTTAGTTTTTTCCATTTTAGGACAAAATACCTCTAAAGTAGTTTCGTATGCTATAGATCCGTTCTCTCTTGAACCCTCACTAGAATAAGATTTACCCTCTAATTCTCCCTCAATTTCGTAAAATTTATCATCTGTGCTAGATAAAGTAACCGCTGTATATGCGTATTCTCCAGCAACTGTAGAAGCTGTAAAGCTAGTTATATCATCTTTATTGATAACATAAACGGACTTTATACCACCTCTTCTATTCTCATCAGCACAAGCTAATAGAATATCTGTTGTAATTTCTGCCATTTTATTTAATATTATAAGTTAAAAAATACCCCCCACTGAGGAGGGGCTTTTATTTCTTAGAAGTAGAAAGAGATTAATTCTCCAAAAACAAACTGAGTACCCATTTTGTACTTAGCAATGATTTTTAGTAATTCATCATCATCATCATTACTTCTGAATTTCAATTGAGCAGCTGGGTCATTAACATCAGTACCTAATACTAAGTTATCGTTAACAGTATAAACCATCATGTTAGCTCCAATATCAGCACCTAAACCACCTGAGTTAGGGTTAGCAGCATCAGCTAATTGAGTATCCCATCCTGTAATCTCAACAACTGGAATACCTCTGAAAGTCAAAGACTGCCCCTCTTTCAACATAGCTAATCCTAAAGCATTACCTGTACCTAATTGCTCGAAAGTAGTCATTAAGTTATCTACGATTGTAGCAGTAACTCTAAAAGACTTAGAAGCATTTGGCATTTGTCTTAATACTTTAGACTGGTTTTCATATGCAGACTTTAAAAGCTCATAAGCTCCATCAGCAACTAAAACTCCGTTAGTATCTTCTACGTTAGCGATTGCAGTCATTTCAACATACTGTCCTAATTCAGCTGAATCAGTTACAAAGTGTTGGATAAGTCCGTCAAATTGGTTATAGTCAGCAGATGCAGCAGATGAAGCAGCAAACCATGCTAATCTTCCGTTATCATCAGAAATACCCTCAGCAACTCTCTTTCTAGCGATTTCACCAACTACAGTAGGCTCTAAATCATCAATAGCAGTACCAGCACCGTAAAACTCTTCAAAGATAGTACCGTAAAAAGCATCTCCACACTCCTCAAGGTTTACTTTCAACTTAGAAACTTCTAAAGTTCTATCAGATACATCAGTAACACCACCAGTAGCAGAAAAACCACAAGTAGAGTACGAACGTACAATCTTAGTTAAAGTTGAGTTAAGGTACATATTAGCCTTAACTTTAATGTTTGGAATTACTCTAATCCCTTGTAAATCATCTGACCCCTCCTGTGGAGCGAATAAGATTTCTGTAAATTCCTTTCCGTTATACGTACTAGAAATTGATTGTGTAATAAAATTTGCCATTCTTTTTTAAATAATTTAGTTTCTAGTGCATTGATTTTAATACGTTGATGATTGCACTACCCAACTCATCTACGATAACTTCTTTTTTGATTTCCTCAGTAACATCAGCTTTAGCCTCTGATACATCTCTACTAGCTTTAACTTTCTCTACTTCTTTTTTAGCTAATTCTACCTCATCGGCTTTAGCTAAAACTTCAGCTTTCTCAGCTTCTAGCTTTGCTTCTAGTTCTAACTTTTCAGCTTTAACTAGTTCTAACTCTTCTGATAATTCAGCTTTAATACTAGCCGATAATTCAGCTTTTAAAGCGTCAATATCAAGAGCGTCTTTTGGCTCTGCAATCTCTTTAGATACTTCTTCTTTAGCACCCTCGTTAGAGATCAAAGCTTTTAACTTGTCTAAAATAGACTCATTTTTCTCTGACATATTCACGTTATTTAATTGATTTACATAATTGGACGGAGTGTTCTTATACCCCATTTTCGCTAAGTCTTTAGCACTCGCAAAAGCTGCTATTTTCTTACCCTCTTTAACTTCGCTAACAAAACCTAATTCCAAAGCCTCCTCTGAAAATATCCAAGTTTCATCACTCATCATTTTTTGAACTCTTTCTAAATCTAAACCAGTAGCATTAGAGTAAATCTTAGCTATCTTTAAATTTAAAGCGTCCATTAACCTAGCGTCTTTCTCAAGCTCCTCCTGATAATCTCTAATCTCATCGCTGTTCATACCTTGCATACTTATTACAGGCATCCATGCGTTATGTATCATTATTACACTGTTTTCTGTCATTGTTGGCAAAGTATCACCAGCAAGAGCTAAAACAGAAGCAGCAGATGCAGCAACACCTACTATTTTAACATTTACATTTAGATTAGATGTTTTTAGATAGTCATAAATTGCAAAGGCTTCAAATACAGAACCACCTCCACTATTTATAGTTAACTCAATGTTTTTAGAACCATTGCTTTGTACCTCTTCTATGAAGTCTTTAGCATTAACTCCAAAAGAGCCTATCTCTTCATCAATTGATATTGATAGATTATTAATAGAATTTTTTACGTTATACCATTTCATCTTTGCAAACATTACAAAAATCTATTTAACATAATGTTTATATAATGGACAAAAAAAAGGGTAACCGTTAAGCTACCCAATTAAACTACCTCCTTAAAATAGTTATCTATCTCTTATTATTCTCCTGATGTGGTTTACTGATAAATCATACTTTACTGATAGGTTATAATATATATCC